GCCACTCATCAAAATCATACCAAAAAGCAAGAATGCTTTTTTCATTCAATTATCCTAAGTAGAAGTACTTCTATTTAGCAAAAACCGTACTGTAACAAATGTACCAATTACGGATACCCCTATTGGTAGTGTCTGACATATGTGATATAAATAAATGTGGATGCCGAAAGGATCCAATCACAACACTCGCTTAATAAGGAGGACTATTATGTCTAAGATACAAAGATACCGTGCAGCTGATTTACCTCAGTTGATGGATAAGATTTTTACCAACTCGCTAGGGCTGGATGATTACTTCGAGAGCTTCAATCATATAGAAGCAAGTAATTACCCACCCTTTAATATTGTTCATGTGAATAATCATGAGTCAAGATTAGAAGTAGCACTAGCAGGATTCAAAAGGGAGGAAGTCAATGTCTACACAGAGTATGGAAAACTTCATGTCGAAGGAACCAAACCTGAATCCGAGGAGGACTCGACGTTTATCCACAGAGGATTGGCGAAGAGAGCTTTCACTAGGGCGTGGACAATCGCAGAAGACACACACGTCACAGACGTTACCTTTGAAGACGGACTCCTCGTTGTCAAGTTAGGCAAGATAGTTCCAGAGCATCATGCTCGTAAGGATTACCTATCATGAAGAAGGATCCAGGTGAGGTGATGATGCACCCCCTGTGGGCAGGGCCTGTATTGTTAATTGGTATGATGGTTTTGATACAGACCCTTCATACCCTCACCCACTGGAGAATGGAGATAGATGCTGATGCATACTGTCGAAACAATGCTGAGTGGGTTGAGAGTAACACGACAGACCTAGATGATTACTAACATATATAATACACAACCGAAGAGACCCCAAGGGTCTCTTTTTTGTGGATGAAACTATGAACATGTATGTAAACCTGTGCCAAGGTACAGTATCTAAGAAGGACACCTTGACAGTTGACCTTCCTCCAGAGTATACTGATAACTTCAACCAGATGGTACACATCCTTGCTGAAGAAAAGAACATCACTGCTCGACGAGCATTCGTTGACCTAGTGAAGTACACATTTGATAACCTTATGGAGAGAGACTATGACCGTAAAAGTCGCAAGAATGCAAAACGGAGAGGACGTAGTAGCTGATATCAAGGAGATACGTCCTGAAGAAGGCAAGTCTGCGATTGCTTACGAGTTTGTAGATGCCTTTACTGTCAGTATTCTCAGGAATACTGAGGAAATGTTTCAAGAGACTACAGTTGACCCCATGGACTGCCTTGGTAGTATAGAATTAGAGTTCTTCCCATGGTCACCGTTGTCTACTGGAAGAAATATCGTTACACTATACTCAGTGGTATCCATCTCTGACCCTCACAAGAATGTAGAGGAAGGTTGGAAGCAAGCGATAGAAAAATACAAATCATTAAGAAAAGACGATGCTCAAGTTGATTATTCTCAAGCACCACCCGACAACTTATTTGCTGGGTAAGATAACTGAATTGGATGAGGAACCAAGTCTTCTACTAGAGGATTGTTATTATGTGACACCAGAGGGAACTCTGGAAAAGTTTCCACTCCATACAGATCAGAGAGATTTATTCTTGACATCTGATCAGGTATTGACTATACTAGATCCGTCTGCTGTTATAGCAGAGAAGTACGGAGAGGCAACTGCTAGTGAGTGAATTCTATACAAACCTCTGTCTGCTAGGGAATGATATTCTCTATCGTGGATACGAGAATGGACAACCTGTCCAGTATAGAGAGAAATCTCAACCAGTATTGTTTCTGGTACCTGATGCACAGAAGAAACCATCTAAGTATAAGACCTTGGATGGTAGGAAAGCATACCCAAAGAAGTTTGACGGTGCTAGAGAGGCACGTGAATTCCTTAAGCAGTATGAGAATGCTGCTGGTTTAGAAGTCCATGGGTATGAGAGATATCTTTACCAGCATATTTCTAAGAAGTTTTCTGGTGATGTTGATTATGATATGACTAAGATGAAGATCTATACGATTGACATCGAGGTTGCATGTGAGAATGGATTCCCTGATGTAGAAGCATCTGCTGAGGAGATGCTATGCATTACTATTAAGGACTTCAACACCAAGGAGATTATTACTTGGGGTACTAGGGAAGCAAACGTTGATAATGAATACCGTGTCTTCTGGACTGAAGCAGAGATGCTTGAGGACTTTGTAGCATGGTGGGTGCAGAATACACCTGACATTATCACAGGATGGAACTGTAATCTCTATGACATACCTTATATCTGTCGCAGAGTAGAGAGGATACTAGGAGAGAAGTGGAAGAAGTCACTGTCACCTTGGAAAAGGGTACATGACAGGGAGATTATCATTCAGGGACGTAAGAACATTGCTTATGATCTTACTGGTGTTAACATCCTTGACTATCTTGACCTCTATAAGAAGTTTACTTACACAAACCAAGAGTCATACCGACTAGACCATATAGCTATGGTAGAATTGGATGATGCTAAGTTAGATCACTCACAGTATGAAAACTTTAAAGATTTCTATACTAATGATTGGCAACGCTTTGTAGAGTATAATATACATGACGTTAATCTTGTTGACCAATTGGAAGACAAGATGAAACTGATTGAATTGTGTGTCGCTATGGCATATGATGCCAAGGTTAACTTTGAGGATGTATATTCTCAGGTTAAAGTATGGGACACATTGATCTACAATGATCTCAGAAAGAGAAACATTGTAGTACCACCAAGGAATAGTAGTAAAAAGGATGAGAAGTATGCAGGAGCTTACGTTAAAGAGCCTAAACCAGGCATGTATGATTGGGTTGCGAGTTTCGATCTTAACTCTCTGTACCCTCATCTCATCATGCAGTACAACATCAGCCCCGAAACCCTCTGTGAAAGACGACATCCCACCGCCAGTGTTGATGGATTGCTTCGTAGAGAAGTACGAATCGATGGAGACTTTGCAGTGTGTGCCAACGGAGCACAATACCGCAAGGACATCCACGGATTCCTACCTCAGATGATGCAACGCATCTATGAAGAGAGGACAATATACAAAAAGAAAATGCTTCAAGCGAAGCAAGACTATGAGAAGAAACCTTCTAACAAATTGAAGCAAGACATCTCAAAGTTCAATAACATCCAGATGGCAAGGAAGATTCAACTCAACTCTGCCTATGGTGCAATTGGTAACCAGTATTTCAGGTATTATAATCTTGCTAATGCTGAAGCCATCACTCTATCAGGTCAAGTCTCAATCAGATGGATAGAGAATAAAGTAAATGATTATTTAAACAAAGTATTACAAACTGACGGAGAAGATTATGTTATTGCTAGTGACACTGATAGTATTTACATCCATCTTGGTCCTCTGGTACAAGCTGTATTCCCCAGTGGAGAGAAGGACGATCAGAGTACACTTAGGTTCCTTAAAAAGGTGTGTGATGTGGAACTTGATCGCTATATTGCGAGTTCTTATGAAGAAATGGCAACCTATGTAAATGCATATGATCAGAAGATGATCATGAAGCGTGAGAACATAGCAAACAAAGGTATATGGACAGCGAAGAAGAGATATATCCTTAACGTATGGAATAGTGAGGGTGTCCAGTATGAGAAACCCAAGTTAAAGATGATGGGTATCGAAGCAGTGAAGTCATCTACTCCTATGCCATGTCGTACTGCCATTAAGGAAGCACTTGATGTTATTATGAAGGGTAATGAATCAGATGTGCAGAAATATATCAAGGACTTCCGAGAGAAGTTTGAATCAATGCCACCAGAGGACATAGCATTCCCTCGTGGTTGTAATAATATAGTAAAGAATACATCCAGTGCTACCATATATGGTAAGGGATGTCCTATGCATGTGAGGGGATCACTATTGTATAACTTCTGGATTAAGAAGAAGAAGTTACAGCACAAGTACCCTATTATTCAAGAAGGTGAGAAGATTAAATACTTACATCTTCGCACACCAAATAAGATTAATGAGAATATAATCTCATTCTTCCAGACTCTTCCAAAGGAATTTGGGCTTGACGAATCTATCGACTATGACCTACAATTCGAGAAGAGTTTCCTTGCACCGTTGAAAGCCATACTTGATACAGTAGGTTGGGATGCGGAGAAGAAAAATACATTAGAGGCACTATGGTCTTAGTTTTTATAATCGCAGGACTTCTATTACTATTAGTAGTAGGAGGGGTGTGGTTAACCTTCGGTCCAGGAGGTAAGGATGTAAGAGATCCTATTGACGAGCATGCTAAAATGCATGAGTTAGGTATAGCACATGGTCATTCACCCAAGAAAAGATGAGTTTTTTAAAAGATATAGTAAAAGAGATAGACAATGAATACGCTGCTATCGTTAGTGATGGTGTCGCTGCTGGTGATACTGGTTCGTTTATCGATACAGGTTCGTACATCTTTAACGGACTTGTCTCAGGAAGCATCCAAGGAGGTGTTCCAGGGAATAAGATCACAGCTATTGCAGGTGAGTCAAGCACAGGTAAAACGTTTTTCTGTCTTGGTATCGTACGTAATTTTCTCGAATCTAATCCTGATGGTGGGGTTATTTATTTTGAGTCTGAGAGTGCGTTGAGTAAAGATTTGATTGAGAATCGTGGTATTGATTCCAGTCGTATGATTATAGTCCCTGTGACCACAGTGCAAGAGTTTAGGACACAGGCAATTAAGATTCTTGATAAGTATATGGCAGAGAAGAATCAACCACCTATGATAATGGTGCTTGATTCATTAGGTATGTTGTCCACCTCTAAGGAGATGGAAGACAGTGAAGCAGGTAAAGAGACTAGAGATATGACAAGAGCACAAGTTGTTAAGTCTATCTTCCGTGTGCTTACCCTCAAATTAGGTAAGGCAAATGTACCTCTAATCGTTACCAACCATACATATGATGTGGTCGGTGCTTATGTACCAACCAAAGAGATGGGTGGAGGCAGTGGTTTAAAATACGCAGCATCTAATATCATCTATCTTAGCAAGGCTAAGGAGAAGGATGGTAAAGAAGTGGTGGGTAATATAATCAAAGCTAAACTCGCTAAGTCTCGACTTGCTAAAGAGAATGCTCAAGTGTCGATTCGCTTATATTATGATGAGAGAGGACTGGATCGGTACTATGGTCTGCTAGAATTAGGAGAGAAGTATGGAGTCTTTGAACGTAAAGGTAATCGTATTGTCATAGGCAATGAATCGGTTTACCCTTCCGTAGTATATAAAGATCCCGATAAATATTTCTCGCCAGAAATTTTACAAGCACTAGATGAGTGTGCAGCCAAGGAGTTTTCATATGGATCTTAGTAAATTTATTGTCACCTATGACAATGTATTAGATGAAAATCTATGCAAGAATGCAATAGATATGTTTGATAAAGATCCATCTATAGTTGCTAGGTTAGATTCAGATGTCTTTAACTTTAACTGTATCAATGTAACAGAAGAGGTTGAGGTCAAAAACAATACTAAATGGAATCCATTACATCAACAGGTTGTGATCGCCATTAAAACATGTGGTGAGAGTTATATGAAAGACCTTGATGTAGAAAGGTATTGGCCTAGACAGAATTCACTAGAGCAAGTTAAGTTGATTAAGTATCAACACAAGACGGAGGACTCATTCAAACGTCACATTGACGTTGGAGATCATAACTCCGCAAGAAGATTTCTTACATACCATATGTTTTTGAATGATGTAGAGGGTGGAGAGATTGTATTTGATGACATGGACTTCACAGTTGAGTCCAAACGTGGTAGAGTAGTGATGTTTCCATCTACATGGACATACGCTCACTCGTATAGACCACCAACAGATCAGGACAAGTACGCTCTTACAACGTATCTGCATTACACATGAGTATGAAGATTGAAGAGATCACTCTTAGTAAACTAATTCTAAACGACACGTATACTAAGAAGGTCTTACCTTTTATTAAGGATGATTATTTTGACACACCAACACACAAGATACTCTTTAGTACCTTGTCTGAGTATGTCAACAAGTTTGAAACCACCCCCGAACCCAACGCCCTAAAGATAGAAGTAGAGAAACGTCGGGACATCTCCGAGGAAATATACAAGGAGGTTGAGCAGTTTCTTAATAATTTAGATAGGGATCATTATAACGAGGACTGGTTAATCGAGACCACTGAGAAGTGGTGTAAAGAGAAGGCAATTTACCTTGCCTTAATGGAGTCCGTCAAGATTGCTGATGGACAAGACAAAACACGTACTAAGGATGCGATACCAAGTATCATGTCCGAGGCTCTTGGTGTGTGTTTTGATGATCATGTAGGACACGATTACATACAAGACTCTGATGACAGATATGACTTCTATCACAAGAAGGAAGAGAAGATTCCGTTCGATCTCGAATATCTTAACAAAATTACAAAAGGTGGTCTACCTAATAAGACTCTTAATATCGCTCTTGCTGGTACGGGTGTCGGCAAGTCTTTATTCATGTGCCACGTTGCTAGCTCCGTGCTGCTCCAAGGGAGGAACGTTCTCTACATTACAATGGAAATGGCAGAGGAGAAAAT